TCTTTTGTGCTTCTGCCATTACCTTGTTTACAAGAACTTCGTGTCCTGTGGTTGGTGGATTAAAGCGTCCAACACCAATAACAATTGACTTTTCCTTCTTTGGGGCTTCGGTAATGACTTGTGTTAGTTTCTTCACTTCCATTCCTTTGCTAGATTAAAGTTGTTGCGTGAGAACTCGTTGCGGTCAACAAGTTTCACGATACGACATGTCTTACCACAAACTGCTACGAAACCTTCAGGTGCGGTTGGACGGTATCCGTCTTTGTCACCAATGAAAGTTGAGACAGTTTGGGTAAGAGAAAGTTTAGATATAATCAATGCTTTGGCTTTTGCTATCATGGCATGCAAACCAAACAGCAGGTCAATCTGTGATGCGTATGCTTTCAGATACTTGGTGATTCTTGCACCCTTTTCCTGTTTTTCTTTTTTCTTCGCATCAGTCTTTAAGGCTTCCACTTCCGCACCAATGCGTGATTGAATAAAGGTTGCAAGACCGTTGGCTGTGTTGTTTGACAAGCCTGCTTTTACAGTTGCGTTTACATACTGTGCAACATACTCAGAGGCTTCACTCTTCAAGAATGAACCAAGTGCAGATTTCATTGAACCAGCGTTTGCTTCAATCTTGGCAACCAAGTCTACAAATTGTTTTTCTTCAGCAGACTGCAACAACATGTTCTTTGGAAGTGTAGGAACTTTAGCGTCTACAATCCAAACACCTGTTGAAGTTCCCATTGCAGGAACACCAGGCGACCATGAAGAACGCTCTTTGGGGTCTCCGCTTCCGCTCCACTTGGTATGGAATACAATACCAAACTTAGCAGCGGCTACTTCCATTCCTGTTGGACTATCAGCAGGAACCGCGTATGTGATTGTGTTAGGACGGAAAGTAATGTAACTTTTACCGTCAATAGTTTCCGGCTTCTTCTCGGCTTGTGTAAACAACAAGTCGCCCCATGCAATGCCACGAATGTTTAAAGGCTTCAGGAACTTTAAAGCAAGAATCAATTTATCAACCACACCACCTTCATGGTTGGTACGAATGTCTGCTTCAGTATAATTAACCTTTGAAGTTTTAGAAAAGAAAGATTTAGTGGCTACAAAGAACTTCTTGGTTTCAGGATGTATTCCTACAATTAAAGCAGGAGCACCATCCCATTTGGTAGACACATTAACAGACGGAACAGCCTTTCCTGATTGAGAAACGCTGTTAGCCACATCTTTTAAAATTTTAATTGATGCTTGAAGTCCTGCATACCCTTCTTCAAACATACCGTCTTCAAGGTGGCTGATATGCCCGCCCTTGTTGGCTTCGTTGACTGTTTGTGGGGTATTATAGCAAGAAAATGATAGCATACCCCGTATTTATGCTATTCTTCAATCCACCTAGACCAAGTTTTTGGGCCTAAATGGTCAATGATGGTCATTACAATCATCTTTCGGTTAGGCACAATAGGAGCCTTTGCAAGCGGCATCTTGGCTTCCTGAGGGGTTCGATTAGCCTTCTTGTAGTTGCACTTACGGCAAGACGCTACCAGATTCTTCCACTCAAACTTACCGCCACGGCTTACCGGCATCACATGGTCAACCGTTCCGTTTGCGGCATTCAAAGAACACCCGCAATACTGACACTCATACTTGTCACGACGAAACACTCCCTTACGAGTGGCTCCCTTGACACGATACGGCAGGTTTACATACTGCACCAACACGATAGCCGTGGGCAGTTGGTAGTGACCTCGGGGAGTTGGTATACGATAGTAGTCTTCGTGACCGTAGGGCTTCTCGGCTCTACCTGAACAAAGCAGGTTAACCGCTCGCTTCCAATCAATCACATTTAAGACTTCCTCGCTAGCGTTAAGGAGGAGAACCTTCAAAGTTTAACCCTTTAGCAGTTGCGGGGTTTCGTCTTGAGCCATCTCTTGGTTGAACAGATTAATTTCTTCCTGTTCATCCTTGATAATAGCATACACTTCCGCCTTGAAGCAGATAGCCAAAGTCTGGTCGTTTTCCGTCATTAAAGTGATGTATCCGCCTGCAATCACTCGGTCACCCTTCTGAAGCGGGAAAGCATCAGGTTGACGAGCAAACGAGAAGTTTCTTCCATCACCACCAACAGGCTGTGGTGCGAAAGTAGTTTGACCCACAGAGTAAACAATACCTTCAAAAGCCTCGCCTGGCTTAATCTTGGTGCGGTCAACTTTGATAATCACATATTCAGTATTTGGAATAAGCATGATGAAATCTCCTTTGCATTTATTTAGTAGGAGTGCCAGGATTCGAACCTGTTCCAGTCGAGTATAAATCGACCTGGGCCAACCAAAGACCCCCCACTCCCATTATCCGTCTGTAGTGTCCTGCGGTGGCTGAACAAAAGTCATACGAGACTTCTTGTTAGCAACATGTCCTGATTCCGTCTTGATAAGATAATTGCTCTTCTGTCGGTCATCATCGTGACCAAGACGGTAATTCATTTCTGTGATTCCTTTGTCACGAAGATAATCACTAATTTGCTCACCGAAACGAGTGATAAGCACCTCAGTTAAAGCGGCTGCGGTTGCCTCGTCGGTTTGCATCGGAATATCAATGTGCAGTCGGAACATGCGTGTATTATACCTCTAGTTTATTCTGCGTCAAGACCAATCAGCAAAATCTCGCTTTTTAAATTTGTCAGACATACGCTCACGGAAAGTTTTAAATTCACCCTCATCTTCAGATTCCTCATCTTTAGATTCCGTAATGTTGATAATTCCCCGTTGAGCCGATTCATCCAAGTCAAACAGTTTCATTTTGCTGCGGTCAATTCCTACCACAAATCTACGATTAACCGCAGGATCAGCGTAACGATTCTTAAGTTGCTTAATCATAATTTGACCAAGCCCTTGAAGTTCTTCAGTTGAAACCAAGGCAAACATGAAATCTGCGGTTTGCGGCAGACCGAACGACTCGCTTGTATCCGTAAGTTCCACATCTGTGCTAGCAAAACCTGAACGGTTAGTTTGTGTGGCAGTAAAGATAGGAACGCCTGTTTCCACCGCAAGACCACGCAACTCTTCTGCAATGGCTTTGATAAAGGTATACGAGTTCACGGTGGCACTCTGCTTCATTCTAGACGAAGCACAGATGTTCAGGTAATCAATAAAGATAATCTCAGGCGTGAAGTTACGCTTGAGTCGCAGTTCATCCAACAGATGCTTGAAGTGCATAACATTGGCTGTTGCTGTGGGATACTCTTTGATAATCAGTTTGCCTGTAGTCTGCTCCATGATACGCCGCATCTTGCGGTCGTAGATATCCTTAGGCAAAGCCTTCAGGTCATCTAGAGCAGTATCCATCAGATTAGCATCAATGCGTTCAGCGATTCTTTCTTCTGCCATTTCGCAAGTGATATACAACACATTCTTGCCTTGCATCAGACAGTTAGCCGCGTGGTGACAAAGGAACAAAGACTTGCCCACGCCCGTGCCCGCGAGACACACATTCAGGGTTTTGTAAGGTGTTCCGTTGTTGGTAATCTTGTTCAACAGTTCAAGGTCAAACGGAATACGCTTTTCTACGGTATGATAGAAGTCGTATCGCTTGTCTGCGTCACCAATAAAATCGTGACCGATATGGCTATCAAAACTAACTGCAAGAGCAGTAGAAAGAATACTTGGAATAGCAGTCTTACTTTTGTCTCGGGACTTTCCATCAATAATCTGAATGGATTCCATGATGCCATTGTAGAGTGCCTTTTCCTTGCAGAAGTTTTCAGTATTGTCAAGCAACCATTGAGGTTCCGCTGCTTCGTGAGTCTTGAAACTCTTGACCGTTTCCCGAATCCGCTTGAACTCGGTTTCGTTCAGAGTATCATACTTACCCAAGTCAACCAACAGGCTTTCAACGCTCGGCTTGTTGTTATACTTGGTGTAGAACTCGCTGATGCAATCAAAGATAACTCGTTCATCGTGCTCGGTGAAATACTCGGGCTTCAAGAACGGTAGAACTTTTCGCCCATACTCCTCATCGTGAAGCAATGAACGAAGAATCAGAATTTCAGTTCTGTCGGAAATCATTACAGGTATTATACCTTCCCTTCAGGAAAGGTCAAGAGAAGTCAGAAAGAATTTACCCAATCTTCAAGTTTAATAGTTGGTTGCCAACGGAGCCAGTTATTTGCCTTACTCCAATCGCACAGGGTTATTCTAGCCTCGCCATCTCGGGCTGGAAGGTTTATTCTGTTGTTGGTTTTAGAGATCATGTCGGCTACCTGATTTACAGAATAGTTTACACCTGTTCCGATGTTGAATACTTCAGCGTTCATGTTCCCGCCGCTGTAATCGTGTTCCTGTGCTGCCAAGACATTCGCCCGTGCTATGTCCTTTACATGAACGAAGTCTCTTCTTTGCTCACCATCGCCAACTATAGTGAATGCCTGCTTGTCTATTAACTGCCGTTGGAAGACACCAATCACGGGCGCGTATGACCCACGCACAGGCTGACGCTCTCCGTATACATTGAAGTAACGAAGAATGACAGTATCCAATTCGGTTGTCATGCTGTACTGTTTGCAGAAAACCTCCCCTGCAAGTTTAGTGGAGGCGTATGGGTTTATGCAGATAGGCTCTTCGTTCTCATCAACCATATGGTCACATCCTGCGTAGATGGAGGAGGTTGAAGACATTACGAGCCTCTTGGCTCCAACTCTTGCTGCATAGTCTAGAGTCTTTACTGTACCCAAGACATTCGTAGAGATGCACAGAGCAGGGTTCTCTATGCATTGCTGTATACGGCACTCTGCCCCCATATGAAACACATAGTCAAACTTCTCATTGGCTAGTGCCTTCCACGGCTTGTCTGTAGAGATGTCGGCTTCTTCTTTTGGTACATACGAAGCCTTTGGATTGTAGTAGAACTGATCGTGGGCTAGGCTTGATTCGTTGTCGATGCCCACAACATCCCAACCAATATCAATCAGATGGTCAACTAGATTCGAACCAATGAAGCCTGCTGCTCCTGTAACTAGACATTTCATAGTTTTTTTCTATTTTCTCTGTACCATTTTTCAGCAGGATAAAAATTTGGAGTTTCTATTTTAGGTTGTACAGGTTTACCAAACATTCCTGTTGCTATAGGTTTACTTTTATCAAAATTATTTCCATCTATGTCATACTTTTCACGAATCCATTCAGCATTAAAAGCAGAATATTTTTTGTTTGCTATATTCATATTAACACAAACATTTTCTGGGTCAATGTGATTTAAAATTTTATTTGTGGCATAACATCTAAGATGAGTTTGCTTTTTAGCCTCCCA